GCAATAAAAGATAATATTATTGAAAGAGTAAAATCAGCTCTTGAAGTATTTGGCTTTTTAGGTAAAGCAATGCAAAAACTATTTGCTGGTGATTTTAAAGGAGCTGTTGATGAAGTTAAAAATGCTGGTAGTGAATTTGTAGATGTATTAACTGGTGTTGATAATTCAGTAGAAAAAGCAACAGAAGTTATTAGCGAGGGAGTAACTGCTTTAACAGAATACACTAAATCAACAGTAAAGCAAGCTACTGCAAATGTAGAACTTAAAAAAACTGCTGAACTTGCTGCTGTAGCTAATCAAGGTTTAATTGAAAAATATGATTTATTAGCAGAATCACAAAGACAAATTAGAGATGATGAAAGAAAAAGTATAGATGAGAGGATTGCAGCAAATAATGAACTTGGCTTAATATTAGAAAAACAACAAGCTGCAATGCTTGAAAATGCTCAAATTTCACTAAGAGCAGCAAGAGCAGAACTTAAAAAAGACAAAGATAATGTAGAAGCTAAAAAAGCTGTAATGGAAGCTGAAAATGAATTAGCTGCTGTTAGAGCGCAAGTAGCTGGTTTTAGAAGTGAACAACAGACAAATGAAGCAGCTTTAGAAAGAGAAGCACAGGAACTTATTAAATCAAAATTAGAAGCAGAAAATAATTTATCTATTGAAAGAAAAAGATTTAATGCAGAGCAAATTAAAGATGAAAAAGAAAGGTTATTAGAATTACAAAGAATTGATGAAGAAGAAGCAGAAATAGGTAGAGAAAGATTAACTAATGAAATAGCACTTTATAAAGAAGGCACACAAGCCAAAGTAGATGCAGAAATAGCACTTGCAGAATTTGAAGAACAAATATATCAGCAAAAAGTTAATAGAAGTAATGAACTAACTGCTTTAGAAACAACTAATAATGAAAAACAAAAACAATCTGATAAAGATACAGCACAAGCAAAAATAGACAATCAAAATGCAATATTAGATGCAACAAGTTCTGCTTTAAGTTCTATTGGTCAAATTGCAGATGCGTTTGCTGGAGATGATGAAGAAAGAGCAAGAAAAGCATTTAATATAAATAAAGGTTTGGGTATTGCTCAAGCAATTATTTCTACAGCACAAGGAATTATGAATGCTTACACTAATCCAGTTGATGTTGCATCTGGTGTAGCTTTTGCAAAAAGTGCTGCAATAGGTTTAGCTGGCTTGGCTCAAATTGCTACAATATCAACAACTCAATTTCAACCTTCTGGTGGCGGTGGTGGCACTGCACCAAGCACAAGTGTTTCAGGTGGTGGAACATCAGAAACACAAGCACCAAGTTTTAATGTAGTAGGGCAGTCAGGATTTAATCAAATTGCTGGTGCATTAGGGCAGCAACCACCAACACAAGCATTTGTAGTAGCTGGAGATGTAACCACAGCGCAACAACTACAAAACAATACGATACAACAAGCAACTTTATAAAACAAAATACAATGGATATAATAGAATTAATATTAGATGAAGAAAACGAAGAGATGGTAGGTATTGAAGCTGTTTCAATCGTAGAAAACCCAGCAATAGAAAGTGATTTTATAGCACTAGCAGATCAAGAAATAAAACTGGCTAAAGTAGATGATGAGAAAAGAATAGTAATGGGTGCTGCACTTATACCAAACAAGCCAATATTTAGAAAGAGAAACGATACTATGTTTTATGTTTATTTTTCAGAAGATACAGTTAGAAGGTCAAGTGAATTATTTTTTCAAAATGGCAACCAAAGTAATGCAACCTTAGAGCATCAAATGAAAGCCAATGGACTTACTGTTGTAGAATCGTGGATAGTAGAAGGGGAGCAAGATAAATCTAGAATTTATGGTTTAGATGTACCAAAAGGTACTTGGATGATTTCAATGAAAATAGAAGATGAAAAACTATGGGCAGAAATTAAAGAAGGTAAAAAATACAAAGGCTTTTCTATTGAAGGTTATTTTGCTGACAAAGCTTCTATTAAAAAATCAGATGCTAAATCTGAGATGGCAGCTATTGAAGAAGAAGAAGCTGAATACATGCTAAGTAATATTAAAAACCTTTTGTCTAATGAAAGTGTAGAACTGGAAAGCTACAATGATTATCCTGATGCAGTTAGTAACAATGCTAAAAGAGGTAGAGAACTTAATGAAAAAGTTAATAATAAATGTGCTACTGATATAGGAAAAATAAGAAGTGCTGATCTTGAGGCAAAAAGAAACCTCTCAGTAGAAACAATTAAAAGAATGTATTCTTATCTAAGTAGAGCTGGTGAGTACTATGACGAAGGTAACAATGAAGCATGTGGCACTATCAGTTATTTACTATGGGGTGGTAAAGCTGGTTTAAGATGGAGTGAAAGCAAATTAAAAGAATTAGGTGAAATAGATCTAGCTTCTATGGTAGTTGATGACAATTTTGCAATAATTGATCACAGATTAGCTTACAGTACACAAGAAAAAGCAGAACAAATGGCTGAAAACATAGGTTGTGAAGGGTTTCATGTTCATAATTTTGAAGATAAAGACTGGTTTATGCCTTGTGAAAAGCACGAAATGAAGAAACCTTGCCAAGCTGGCTATGAGCAGTATGGAATGAAAATTAAAGATGGTAAAAAAGTGCCTAATTGTGTACCAATAAAATATAGATGAAAAAAAGAAGAACAGAAAAAATACCATCAGGTAGGTTAAGTAGAACATCTCCAAAAGGTGGAAAGCGTGGTTGCTTATGTGCAGACAGTAAAACATATAGCAAAAAATGCTGTGATGGCTCATTGCATGCTCAAGGAATAGGAGCTGGCTAAAAAAACCATATAAAAAGTATATCATTTAGCGCTTTTGTACGACTTACAAGTATGAAGGCGCAAGAAATACTTAGTAAAATCAAAGAAGTTGTAGGTATTGAACTATCTGAAGAAGTATCTGTACAACTTGAAGAAATCAAATTAGACAACGGAACTATTCTAGTTGCCGAAAAGTTCGAATCAGGACAATCAGTTTTTATTAAATCAGAAGATGATGAAAATATTGCTTTACCAGTAGGTGAGTATGCTTTAGAAGATGGCAGAAAATTAATGGTTAAAGAAGAAGGTCTTATTGATGCTATTGGAGAAGTAGAAGTTAAGGAAGAAGAAGTAGAAGCTTCTGAAGAAACTGCAAGTGAAGAAGAAAAAGTTGAAGAAACTGAATTAGAAGAGGAAGAAGAAGCAGAAGAAATGAACTATGTAACTAAAGAAGAATTTTCTAAAGCTATCGAAGAAATTAAAGGCATGATCGAAAAAATGTCTAAAGAAGAAATGAAAGAAGAAGTTGTTGAAGATGTAAAAGAAGAATTATCTGCTGAAGTTGCTGAACCAGTTGTTCACAATCCAGAAGCTAAATCTGAAACTAAATCTTTTTTCAATAAGAGCTACCCAAACACTATCCAGAACAGAATTTATCAAAAACTTAATCAATAATAAAAATAAAATAAAATGGCAACAAGTTTGACAACTAGTTATGTTGGGGAATATAAAGACAAGATGATAGCTGCAGCTTTATTGAGTGGTAAGACACTTGATAATGGTGGAGTAACAGTTTATCCAAATGTAGCTTACAAAGAAGTAATTAAAAAAGTAGCTTTAGGCAATGACTTAATGGTTGGAGCTTCTTGCGATTACACAGATGCTGGTACTGTAACTATTTCAGAAAGAGTACTAGAAGTAAAAGAATTTCAAATAAACAAAACAGAGTGTAAAACTACATTCTCTCAGGATTGGACTAGCGCACAAATGGGCTACTCAGTACCTAATTATGTATTACCAAAGAGTTATGCAGATTTCATTTCTCAGCAGTATGTAGCTAAAATTGCTGCTAATGTTGAAACAATGATTTGGCAAGGTGCTGCTGGAGCAAATGCTTTTGATGGTTTTACAACTACTTGGGCTGCTAATGCTTCTGACCTTGCTGGTGGAGCTGTTGTTACTGGTACAACTTTAACCGCTGCTAATATTGTGGACGAGATCGGTAAAGTGGTAGATAATGTAAGTGCAAACAATTCTGCTTTATTAGACAAAGAAGATTTTATGATTTATCTATCTAACCACGCATACCAAATGTATGTAAGATCACTTGGTGGTTTTGGTGCTTCTGGTTTAGGTGCTGCTGGTTTCGATAATAAAGGAAATAATCAAGATTTAGGAGATTCTTTATTATTTGATGGAATCAAAATATTTAGAGCGCCTGGATTACCAAGCAATGATATGGCTGCTGCACAAAAATCAAACTTATTCTTTGGTTGCGGTATTGAAGGAGATCTTTCAGAAATGAAATTGATTGACACAGGAGATACTTTAGGAGACCAAAATGTAAGATTTGTTGCAAGATTCAAAGCTGGTATTCAGACTGGGTTACTTGAGGAAGTTACTTACTATTCCTAATTAATTAACTAATAACGAGGGGTTGTAATACCCCTCTTTTTAAAACTAAAAACGAATGAGTTGTGATTTATCAAGCGGACGTTTAATTAATTGCCGTGATATAGTCGGAGGAATCCAAGCTGTCTATTTTATAAATTTTGGTGGAATGGGAACTGTCACTTTAACAAATGATGAAGTTACTGACATGACTGGAACCTTTCAAGCTTTTAAATTTGATGTACGTTCTACAGGAAATTCATTAGAACAAGCTATAACAGCAAGTAATGAAACAGGCACTGCATTTTTTGAACAAACACTTTCTTTAAGCCTACCAAAGCTTAGTAAAGAAGATATGGTTTCTTTTAAGCTTTTAACTTTTGGACGTCCTCATTGTGTCATTGTTGATAATAACGGAAACGCACTATTAGCTGGAAAAGAGCATGGATTAAGTGTATCTGGTGGTAGTATAACTACTTCAGATTCTTTTGGCGGAATGTCTGGAACAACACTTACTCTCTCGGGAAGTGAGAAGTTGCCAGCCAATTTCATAGCTGGAGCTACTGTAGATAATCCTTTCGTTGGCCTATCATCAGCGACAGAGACTATTGTACTAGGTACAAACAGTTAA